GCTCATCGGGCAGTTGCCCGTTTTTGTGGCCGGCTAGGTCTTTGGGCATTTTAATTTTCATTGTGGTGTACATGTCAGTTTGTCCAGTCAAGTACGCGCAAGTCCTCAGTAGCAGACTCGACGATTGCGTAAAGAGTTTCGCCGGCTGGTACGAAAAAGGCTGCTGGGGCGGTGTGTTTTTCTGTGGGTGTGCCGGTGGTGCTGAGTACGTCTGAGCCGCCTAGGTACACAATGCCGTTGCCGATGACGTGGGTGTATATTTCGCGGTTGTAGTTTTTGGCTGGCACCACTATTTGTGCGGTGGTGGTCACGGTGTATTTACTGCTTTTCATCGGTTCCCTCTTGGTCGTCTGGTATGCCGTTGTTGTTTGCGTCTATCTTGTTGGCGCTGGCTATCATCACGCCGCTTAATGTGCCTGTCAAAAACATGACAACTGGCGACATGAGCTTAAAAAACTCTGAATCCACGGGTGAGAGCTCAGAGCCTTGGTACACGAACAGTAAGCCAAAAAGCATGAAGCCCATAGTCAGCGCAAGAATGCCGGCGAGTACTAGCCCGACAATGAAACGTAGTCGAGCGTTCAACTCGTTAGGCGTGTAGCGGTCGCCTTTCAGCATGCTTTTGCCTCTGTTGGCAGTGTTTCTGCGGTTACTCTTGACGCGCTTAAAGCCTTGTTTTTTGTGATGGGGCAGGGCCGTTCCTCGATGCGGTTCTGGCATGCGGTGAGGATTGACGCAAACAAAAGCGCCACAAAAGCAGTGCGCCAAATCATGCTGGGGCCTCTGGAAAGTCTGCGGTTTCTGCTGGTTTCCATGTTGCTGGGAAATCGCGCAACGCTTGACGATATGTAGACCACGCTGTCTTATCGCATTGTGCGTCTGCTAATTGTGTCCAGTCGCTTTGTGCAAGTAACTGGTTTCTAGCAGTTCTCATTTGGCTAGTTTTGTCTGCGTCATTTGTAAAATTAAATATCATGCTGGCCCCAAATCTTCGATGATTAACTGGTTTTGCATTGATGAAGTAGCAGTATTAACAACGGTTCCGCTAAGCGCCGTGACATAAAACTTTGCTGTTTTAGAACCTGCCGCAACTGTCCCAACCCACATGCCTTGAATGTTTGCAAATGTAGACCCGCGACTTGCAAAGCGGCTGTCAAAAATGCGTTGTGTTGTCGTTGAATCTAGCCATATTTCGCAAAGAATGTCACCAGTTAAGGAAAACGCACCGGCAACACTTATTCGATACATTCGGTCGGCCGCAAAAGTATAAGTAGTATTCAACCCAGTTAAAATTGCAGCGGTGATGGTAGTCGTTGCGTTACTTGTGTATGCAACAACGCCGCGCGGAAAACGGTTTGCTTGGTCTGCTGTAAAAACCGCGCCAGTCGTAAAGGTAGTATTTGGGTTAATAGCCATATTTAGTAGCCTAATCTGTTGTTGTCGAGCGTGCCATAGACCGTATTGTTTAGTAGCAAGAAATTGTTATAAAGCGCTGAACTCAGGTAAAAGGTGGCGTTAATGTTGCCTGGTGTGCCCGACCAGCTAGACCCCTCAATGATGCAGTTGTATGTCGTGCCGCGAAACTTGACTGCAACGGCAGTGCCTACGTTTTGGTTACCGTAAAACGGCAATGTGTAGCCGCCAGTTGGCGGGCCAATAGATTGCATGTTCACGGTAATGGACGAAATGGCTAGACGTGGTGTCTGGTAATTAGATAGCAGATAGTTAGCCATGTCGAGGGCCTGACCGGTTGACGAGTTCAACGTGTTAACCGTGTATGTGCGGTATGGCGCTGAACCCGTCTGTACCGTCTGGGCGGAATAATCGGCAGGGTCTACCGTCACTTGCGTATAATAATTGTCTGCCAAACCTTGAAAACTAATGCTGCTGTACTTGTTGGCGGTCATGCCCCAGTCAGCCGGCACGTCGCTAAAGTCAAGGTAACTAGCCGCTAATTGGTAATAGGCGTTGACTGCGAGCACTGAGGCAGAAAACTCGACGAGTCGCCCGTTCATGGTGAGTACGCAACTATTTATCCAATCGCCCCAACTAGTGCCAATAGTTGACGCAGGAAACAGATAGTTGCTACCGAAACCGCTAGAAGTGTCAAGCTGCAAACCCGTCTGCTCATTACAGCGTGTCGCTTGAGTATTAAAAATGGCGCTGGCCATAGCGTAATTGTTGCCAGACGCGCGCCCAAAAGCAGCAAAACCGCCCTCTGCTTGAATCACCACATAGTCAGCGTTGCCCACGCTACTGGCGTAGGGAATACCGTATTCAGCAATAATGTTGGCTATCTTGCCGGCCCATACTTGGCGTGTGGTACCGCCGCCAGTCATGGTTATGGATACGAAACTGCCTGGCACAAATGCTGCGTTTGGTGACGCGTAGCCCGTCGGGTAACGCACTGTGATTGAGGCTGTGCCGGCGCTGTACTGGTCTAACTGGTGTTGCCGTCCGGTGTTAAATGAGACTTGTTGCACGTTGTCTATGGCTACGGCGCTACCTAAAGTCGCGCCTACCAGCACGGTGAAGTTGACTTCAGCCATTAGTAAATGTTGCTTACCTTGATTGGCACGCTGCCGTTTTGGCGCATGTAGGTGCGTAGTGCGCTTACTACTGCGTTCGGGTCGCCGCCGTTTACGTTAATAGTTACATTCGAGTCGCCAACGCTTGCAGCTGATACGCGTCCGCCGCCCATGTTGGGGCTTGCGTTGATACTGCCTAAGACTGGCCCGAAAGGGTTGGTGGTGGGTGCTGGGGCTGTGCCGCCACCGAATACGTTGCCCAGGCTTGCGTCAAGTTGCGCGCCGATAGCCGCGACGCTTTCAGGGTCTACCGCAAACTTCAACATAAACTCGGTGTCTGCAATGACGCTGTTAACGCCCTCAACAATTTTCTGTGCCTGGTCAACGCCTGACTTGAACCATTTGTCTGCCGTCAATTTGGCGATGCGGTCCGCAGCTGCGTTGATGGTTGTAGAGATACCTACGAAACGGTCTATTGACGCTTTACCGCCGGCAAGTAATCCTTTGATTATCTCTAGCCCTACGTCTGCCCCAGAGTCAAGAATTGACTGCAATAACGCTGGGTCGTCTAGACCGGCTGCAATAAGTTGCTCTATGCCGGTGGCAAGTTCGCCAGCCTTTGAGGCTTGCTCATCGAGTACCCCAAAGAATGACTTCGCGCCCTCGCTGTCTGCTGCCGTGGTCCATGCCTCGCCCACATTAAATATGCCGCGCACAACGTTTGCGGTGGCGTTGTAAAAGTTGTTGTAGTTGTCTGTGGCCTTAGTCAGTTGCTCATTGGCGCGCATGAGCGCTGGGGCAAACTTGTCTTTAACGCTCTGTACCGCGTTGTCGTATGCCTCTTTGAGGGTGCGTACTGCCTCGGCGTGCTTTTCGGTGGCCGCTGCGGCGCGTTTAGCGGCTGCTGAAGCCTTATCTGTGCTGGCGGTGCTTTTGGCTATTTCGAGGTTTGCGAGGCGTTGTTGTTCAATGTCTACGGCTTTTTGGTAGTTGGCGCGTTTCTGGTCTTGGTCAAGTTGCAGCAGGGTGTCAGACCATGCGCGAGTGTTTGTGTATGCCGTCGCCAGCGATTCATTAAGTTTGTCGGTGTCGGTTTTTAGTTTTCCGATATTGAGATTAAGGCCAACTATTTTGCCGCCTAGATTGAGAATGCTTGAACCAAAGTTGACGGCGTTAACGCCGGTCTGTTTCATGTTTTCGGCAAAGCTCTTAGAGTCGCTTGTGTTCTTTTTAAGTGCGTCGCTTAGCGCTGTGGCTGGGTCTATAAACCGTTTTAGTTTGGTTCCGAGTTCGCTGATAACGCCGCCTAGCCCGCGGTCGTCCATTATCCGTATGAGTTTGTCTACATAGTCAAGTAGTTGCCCAAGTTTTGGTAGCACTCGATAGCCGATGGCTTCTACCATTTCGTCAAAACGCACTTTGAGTATTTGTAGACGGCCAGAGTATGTGCTTGCGTTTGCTGCTGCCGCGCCACCAAATTGCATGGTAAGTGCCTCTTGTGCAGCCTTAAAGTCTTTGGTTTTGATTATGTTCTCATCGAGCGGTACGCCCAACTTTTTGAGTGCCGTAAAGTTGCCGTCGTAAGCCTTGCCAATAGCGGTGCTGACGGCTGTTAAATCTTTGCCGGTTGCAGCTGACGCGTCGAGTGAAAGGGTAAGCAACTCTTGAGCCTTGGCGGCATCGCCCGTGAACCTGACTAGGCCGGCTAGGGCTGGCCTCAGTTGGTCGTCGGCCACGCCAGTTGCTAACTGGGTTTGGTCAACGAAATCGGCGACGCTGTCTACTAAAGCCTGATTAGGTCCGAGGGTTGCGCGCAACTGTGTTTCAAGTAGTTTGCTGCTGCGCTCGTCTTCCATAGCGGCTTTTGCTGCCAAGACAAGACCGCCAGCAAGTGCGCTGACCGCGCCAGCAGCGGGCACCATGGCTTGTTTAAGTAGGAAACCAGACTTAGCGCCAAAACCTTGCAGGCTTGCAAACTCTTTTTTGGCAGAGTCAAACCCTTTAGTGTTCAGGCTTGAAATGATGGGAATATTAATTGCCATTAGCGCGTCCTAGTTTGTACAAGATTACGGTTAACAATAGTCATAACGCGTTCAACTATCTTGCCTACCTCGTCCTCGACGGCAGGTAGCACACTTTCAGCGGCTGGTTGCAGAGCGCGTGGCGCAGCTGCTGGCCCGACGTGCTCGCCCTCAGCCAAAAGGTTAGTGACAAACTGGCCACTGCTGCCTGGTTTAATGCCGGCATGGTCCCAGATAGCGCCCGCAGCGTCACGTTGCTGTAGAACCAATAACTGGTATTGCGTCGCCTTAAAATCGGCTGTACGGCCGTTAGAAAACGTCACAGTACGCGCACGCTGGCTACGTTTGCCTACAACGGTACGAATGCCAGCAACAACACGGGTGCGTGACCAGCCCGTGCCGTCGCGGCCCTTAATCATGTTGCCGTTAACCATGCGCGACAATGGCGTTTTAACAGGAATAAACGAACGCGCAGCATTGACAAGTCGAGTGCCCGCGCCAGCCTGAATATCCTTAGTTATCTGCCGGCGTAACGTGCGGTCTACTTTGTTT